TTAAATAATGACAAATATAGGTAGTAAAAATGTTAAGTTATAAAAGAACTAGACTTTTAAAAAATGCAAATCTACGAGGCCCTGGCCCGTTTGAAGCCATAATTATAAACCATTTAGATCCTCATTATCAAGGGTCGTTAGAGGTTGAAATTTTACGACATAATGCAGCCAGTAATACACCGCAACGTAGTGGACAACTAGTAAAGGTAAAATACCTATCTCCTTTTTATGGAGTAACACCAGTAAATAATTTAAAGGCTAAAGACGGTTTTGAAAATTCTCAAAAAAGTTATGGTATGTGGGCAGTTCCACCAGATTATGGAACTAGAGTATTGGTTATATTTGCAGAAGGAAATTCTAGTAATGGTTATTGGATTGGATGTATACCTGATCAAAATATGAATTTTTCAATACCAGACGGACGTCCTAGCACAAAAAATACTACAGAAAGAACTCCAAAAGAATTAAGAGGTAAAAAACTACCTGTAGGCGAATATAATAAAGCGTTTGAAACAGGTGAAAAGACAAATCCGTCACAGTTTGCTAGACCATATAATAAAGATTTTACAAGTGTTTTACAGATTCAGGGATTACTTGAAGACGAAGCAAGAGGAACAACTACAACAAGCGCAGTAAGAGAAGTACCGAGTATGGTATTTGGACTTTCTACTCCAGGACCGATGGATAAGCGTCAGGGTAGTCCTAAATCTCATTATGGCGAAACCGACGGGGGCGTTGAAGTACCGTTTAATAGACTCGGTGGTAGTAGTTTTGTAATGGATGACGGAGACGATAAGTTAATAAGAGCAACACATGCTGAGGATGGACCGCCTATATATATTAATAGACAGCGACTAGAAGAAGGCGGCGACGAAACTATTCCTCATAATGAATTAATGCGTTTTAGAACTAGAACCGGACATCAGATTTTATTACATAATTCAGAAGATTTAATCTATATTGCTAATTCAAGAGGTACTGCTTGGATTGAATTATCGTCAGACGGTAAAATAGATATACATGCTCAAGACAGTATTTCGATAATGACAGATACTGACTTGAATTTTACTGCCGAACGTGATATCAATATGGAAGCAGGTAGAAATGTAAATGTTAAAGCGTCTGCACGTTGGAGTGATTATAAGGCAAGTGAAGCCGGTATTGAAAGTGGCCGAGTGCAAATTGAAAGTTTATTCGATACAAATATTCTTGCAGAACGAGATTACAATGTTGCTGTAAAAGGTAATAACAATACTTCTGCAGGCGGCGCTAATAATTTCTCACAAAATGAAATATTAAGTATTAAAGCAAAACATATTTATTTAGAGTCTGAAGGCGACATACATTTAAAGTCAGCGAATAGTTTTTATAGAACATCTGGGTCTAATATGTATGATTTTGTAGAAGGAATTTATCACTTAGACGGTGAATTTGCAAACTTTAATATTGGCGAGGATATAAACACCAAAGTTGGTAACACTATAAACACAACAGCTGGACAAAATATATTAAACAAAACTATAGTTGGTGATATACAAAATGTTGCACAAAAGAATATTGTTAACGAAACATTAACTGCTGATACTTCTAAGATTAGCAATCTGTCAGCAGGAACAATTCATCATAAAAGTATAGGCGAATTAGATATAGAATCTAGTCTAGTTAATATAAAAGCAACTGATAGTTATATTGATGGAAATTTACAAGTTAAATTAACAACAGATGTTTCAGCCCTAACAGCAGGTAGTGTTAACGGAACAACTGCCGGCGGTGTATGGTCTGATACTGGATCCGGCGATGATCAAAAATTAAATTCGCATAGTTTTAGTTTTTCAGGATCAGAACCAACATCAATACCTGCGGCGTTAGCAAAAAATACGAAGTTACCGTTACCTAATAAAACTGCATCGGGTGCGTTAGTAAACGCAAGTCCTGGATTATCATCTGGAGGAGATAATGGAGGTAAGGCTAATGGAGATAGCGGAGGATATGGTAACGTTACGCCTTTAAGTACTCATACACTTCCATATGTATTTCCAGGTAATCCTACTCCAGTTCCGTACCAAACTATTGTACCAAGAGCACCGCAGCACGAGCCTTGGCCACATCATGAGAATTTAAACCCTGTAGAATTTAAAAGAGACAAAACAGACAGAGAATCGATTGGTACACTTACAAGTACTGATGTGTTTGTTTCTCCTGATGCGTTTGATAAAGGTAAATCATCTGCTAGTTCTATCAGAGTATTAGGCACAGGCGGGAATATTACTAGCAGTACTATACCTAACAGTGGCGAAAACGACGATGCTGATACTATGCCGATTGATCGAACACCAAGTTCACAAACTCCACCTGCAACTGATCCTGATTATCGTCCATATTCGGGAACTGGAAAAGCATACGGCAAAGTAAAGTACGGTGAAGAAGGAGTAAACAGAGATCCGTTATACTATGATTGTAAAGGTAAGGCTCGCAGGCTTAGATGCGAACAACGACTTGAAGATTTATTAATTAAAGTTGCACTAGAATTAGATGTAAAAGTAGAAATCTTTAGCGGCGGGCAAATGCCAAAAGATCAGTGCCTATCAGAAGGCGGCTGGGAAGGGTATATCGGCGGTCAAAAAGGCTGGATACATCCATCTGAACCTGACATATTAGTAGGCACGGGTTCGCCTAGACACAATTTTGGATCTGCTGCTGATATTAGAATTTATGAAAACTCAGTAAGTCCAGAAAATCAAATATTATGGAATACTGCGTTAGGTGCAGAATTTGGAAGACTGTTTATTAAATACGGCGGAAGTAGTGCTGTAGGTGGCTACAAAAAGAATGGTAGACCTTATATGTCTTGGCCTAGTAATATACACGTAGATATTGTTGGAAATGACAGAGGCGGCGGCTTTTCTTGGTATAATCAAACAGCAACATGGGCTTCTAAAATATCTAGTGGTAGAGCTCAGCAAAATACTCGTATTCGATCAGCATTTGCATAAGGTAAATACAGTATGAGTTCATTAGAAAAAAATCTATACAAAAGGGTTACTGTACAAGGTAAACCGACGCCATCATCAGTTGGAAGATCTTATAGAGGATTCTCTAGTATTAACGAAAATACCGAAGGATTTGCATTATATGATTTTGAGCTTATTAAACAAGACATTATTAATCATTTCCATATACAACGTGGCGAAAAACTAAGTGATCCGTATTTTGGATGTGTAATTTGGGATCTATTATGGGAACCATTTACTGATGATGTGCGAGATGCTATATTAGAGAATGTTACAAATATTGTAAACTATGATCCGAGAGTTCAAGTTGAGAATGTATTTGTTGATACTTATGAATCAGGTATTGAAGTAAGTTGTTTATTATCCTATCTGCCTTACAATATTTCAGAGCAATTATTGTTTCGATTTGATCAACAAAGTACTAAAGATTAATAACAGATACTATTATTTCCTTGCATAAATATAAACATTATTGAAGGAAATTTTTATGTCATCAACTGATAGGCAATCGCGATTATTAGCAACAGAAGATTGGAAACGAGTTTATCAGTCTTTTCGTAATGCAGACTTTCAAAGTTACGACTTTGACAACTTACGTAGGACAATGATTAATTACCTACGTCAAAATTACCCAGAAGACTTTAATGATTATATTGAAAGTTCAGAATATCTTGCGCTAATCGATTTAATTGCATTTTTAGGACAAAACTTATCCTTCAGAATTGACTTAAATGCTAGAGAAAACTTTTTAGAAACAGCAGAACGTCGAGAAAGTGTTCTAAGATTAGCTAGATTAATTTCGTATAATCCTACAAGGAACAAAGCAGCCAACGGACTATTAAAGTTTGATAGTGTATCAACTACTGAAGGTATTATTGATACTAACGGTAATAATTTAGCCAATAAAACTGTAGTATGGAATGACAGATCAAATCCTAATTATTTTGAACAATTTAATAAAATTTTAAATTCTGCATTGCCAGGTGAAAACTCTATTGGAAATCCATCTAACATTGCAAATTTACAAAATATTACTACTGAGCAATATACATTTAATGCGTTAAATGCAGATGTTCCGATATATAATTTTGAAGCTGTAGTAGAGGGTATATCTACTAAATTCGAAGTTACAAGTACAATTATAAGCGAAGATTCAATAATTGAAGAACCACCATTACCTGGAGTTAGTCCATCGTTTGTGTATAGAAATGACGGTCAAGGCGCCGGAAGTTCAAATACAGGATTTTTTATGCACTTTAGACAAGGTACAATGGATAGTGCTGTGTTTGATATTACTAACCCAATTCCAAATCAAACTGTTGCTATTGATAATTCAAATATTAATAATTCTGATTTATGGCTATATGGTATTGACACCAATGGTTTTGAACTTGATTTATGGACAAAACTTGATTCGGTTGAAGGTAACAACATAATTTATAACAGTTTATTTGCTAATAACAAAAATGTTTATGCAGTTACTACTCGAGTAAATGACAGAGTAAATCTTGTGTTTAGTGATGGTGTATTTGGTAATTTACCTGCAGGTAAATTTCGTTTGTATTATAGAACTAGTGATAATAGAAATATGGTAATTAACCCTAACACTATTAGTAATGTAACAATCGAAATTCCTTACGTAAGTAAAATTAATAGACAAGAAACACTGACAATTACACTAGGATTAAAAACTTCTGTAACTAATGCAAGACCGTCTGAAACAGATGCAGATATAAAACAAAATGCTCCAGCAACTTACTATACACAAAACAGACTAATAACTGCTGAAGACTATAATATTGGTCCTTTAGGGATTGATCAGGATATTATTAAAACACGAACTGTAAATAGAATATCAAGTGGAATAAGTAGGTATTTAGATTTACGAGATCCAAGCGGTAAGTACTCAGCAACAAATTTATACGGTAATGACGGAGTATTATATAAAGAAGAATTCACAGATAGTTTTAATTTTTCGTTTGTAACACAATCTGATATTGAAGGCATATTATATAGTGACATTGAACCTAGGATTAAGTCTCCAAATATAAGAAATTTTTATATTGCAAATTTCTTTAAACAAAGCACAATCGATTTACAAGCATATTGGAAACAAGTTACATCAACTACAAATGCATCTACTGGTTATTTTGAAAAGACTCTTGACAGCGGCGAAATATTTTCTACACCTAGCGGAAACAACGTCGACAATGATAACATTTACCCAGTAGGAACTTACACAGTAAATGCACTTAAAAATTTACAAGCAGGAGCATTGTGTAAATTTGAAGCACCTACAGGGTATCACTTTATGGGCGATACAATAATGGCAGGTACAGCTGACCATCCAGGTTCCTCTACATATAAATGGGTTTCGGTACAATCAGTCGATGCTGACGGGACGCTAAACACAATAACAGGTCAAGGACCTATTACATTTAATGACGTAATTCCTAATGGTTCTTTATTAGTAGAAATACTGCCAAAATATGCATTAGCATTATCTGCAGATTTAAAAACTCAAATAATAGATAGAGCATTTTCTTACAAAGATTTTGGCATACGATATGATCAAAATAGTGCTCAATGGAAACTTATAAAATCAGAAGACATTAATACAACTTCTAAATTTGGTTTGCAAAACGCCGGTAGTACTCTTTCATCTAACTTAGATTCGAGCTGGATATTTTATTTTAAAACTAACGGACAACAATATACAGTTAATTATAGAAACATAAGATATATTTTTGAAAGCAAAGACGAAATAAAATTCTTCTATGATGGTAATAACAAAGTATACGATCCTAAGACTAATCAAGTACAACAAGACAAAATTACTGTTTTAAATATTAACACACAACCTGATCAATTAAACAATATAGCATTTAATAACGATTTTGTTTGGCATATTTCTGATTCATATACTGACTCGTTTGGCTACGTTGATAATACTAAAATACAGTTAAAATTTGTTGACAGTGATTCGGATGGTATAGCTGATAATCTAGGAGTGTTCAATGATATTATCGGCAATGACAAATATATATTCCAGAAAATTACTAAAAAAGATAACATCATTTCACAACGATATTTTGATAATAGCAATGGTACTATTAATACTGAATTTGCTAATGACTCAGAATTAGGTTCTTATGTAAATTTTGATGATGGACAGATTTTTTACTTTTCTGATTTTGATTTATTTAAGGTATTAAATAAAACTCAAAATAATCTTAGTATTATAAATGACTATAAAGCATTTATAGGTAGAGATAATTTAAAATTTCATTATGTACATGTTTCTGATTCTAATTATAGAATTGATCCAGCAACTTCTAATATTTTAGATACGTTTTTGCTTGTTAAATCGTATGATCAAGCAATGCGAGCATATATTAACGGTGGTCTTAGTGTAAAGCCTTTACCACCTAGCACTGACGAGTTATTTAGAAACTACGGGTCTGAAATTTATCAAATAAAAAGTATAAGTGACGAAGTTGTATTTCATCCAGTAAAGTATAAAATGCTGTTTGGCGATAAAGCTAACGAAGATCTTCAAGTAACATTTAAAATTGTAAAAAATGATAGAATTGCCATTAACAACAATGAACTAAAGAGTAAAATTATTGATTTAATAAATCAATTTTTTCAAATTGAAAATTGGGATTTTGGAGACACATTTTACTTCCAAGAACTTAGTTCTTATATAATGAATGTGTTAAGTCCAACTTTGTTGAGTATAGTTGTTGTACCAAAAAGATCGACACAGACATTTGGTAGTTTATTTGAAATAAGTGCCGAATCAGACGAAATATTTATTAGTGCTGCCACAGTTGATAATATAGAAATTGTTGACAAACTAACAGCTGATAATTTACAAGCATCAGGAAATGTAGTAACAACTATTACTACGTCAACATCTGAAGTACAAAGTAGAACTGTATCTACTACATCAAATACAGCAAACACAAGTGCAACAAGCACCGGTAATTCAAGTTCGAGTAGTAGTGTAAGTTCGCCTAACTCTGGAAGTTCGAATAATTCAAATGGCGGAGGATATAGTTACTAATGGCCGATATACAAGGAGAATTTGGACTACCTACTCCAGATGACGATAAAAGACAGAGTGCTAGATTTTTACCTAGATTTTTTCGTTCAGAAGCAAATCAAAAGTTTTTACAATCTACTGTGGATCAACTTATACAACCTGGAGTTGCAGAAAAGATTAGTGGATACTTTGGACGTAAAGTTGCTAAAAGTTTTTTATCTACAGATAATTACATCGGCGATCCTGCTAGTAAAGATAGAGAAAACTACCAATTAGAACCAGCAACTGTTATCAAAGACAGTTTAGATAATGTAACTTTTTATAAAGATTATAATGACTATATAAACCAACTAAAATATTATAATGTAGATACTAGTAATCACAGTAATATTAATGCACAAGTAAGTTATCCGTGGAACCCAAATATTGATTGGGACAAATTTGTTAATTTTAGAGAATACTACTGGTTACCTGATGGACCAAATTCGGTTGCTGTACAAGGCCAGTCTAGAGAAGTTCAAAGTACATATACTATTACAGTTGATGATGCTGACGGTGATGCATCGTTTCAGTTTAATACTAAGTTGGAAAGAAATCCTACACTAAGATTATATAGAGGTCAAAAATATACTTTTGAAATAGATACAGAAGGACATCCGTTAGCATTTGCTCTAACAAAAAGTTTTAAGCCAGGTGAAGCAGTTGTAGTTGCTACAACAGAAGGCATCAAAGATGATGGTAAATTTGGAGTTGATTTATTCGGATCAACATATGACACCGGCGATTGGTTAGTATTACCAAATGAAGGTAGTGTAACGTTTGAAGATGACGAAAGTGTTTCAACATTATACCCTGACGGTATTCGTAAGTTAGGAGAAAATGGCGAAGAAGTTGCAAACGTTTATCTTGAAAAAGGTAAAATAGAATTTACAATTCCGTTTAACTCTCCTGATAGACTTTACTACATATCAAAAAATGATATAAATGTAAGTGGTGTAATAAGAATTTACGACATTGAGGAAAACACATTCTTAGATGTTGAAGATGATATTATCGGCACAAGAAAATACACTAGTGCCAATGGAATAGAATTTACAAACGGATTAAAAGTTAATTTTAGAGGACAAACTAGTCCTGAAAAATACGCTGAAGGCAATTATTATGTAGAAGGAGTAGGTTCTGCAATTAAGCTAGTACCACAGGAGTCTCTTAATGTAATTCAAACAAATTCTACAGATCGTCCTTTAGACTTTGATAAAAACGATTTTGATGAGTTACCGTTCGATAATGCTGAAAATTATTCAACAACAAAAGATTATATTGTAATTGGCAGACAAAGTATTGACGGAAACAGTTGGTCAAGAGCAAACAGATGGTTTCATAAGACCGTTTTACAAAAGACAAACGAATACAATCATTCTAATGAAGCAATCGACGAGTCGGGTAAAGCAAAAAGACCTATCATCGAATTTGAGCCAGGGCTAAGATTATTTAAATTTGGCACAAAAATTAAAAAAGATGTAGATCTAATAGATACGTTTACTACTGATGTTTTTAGCGAGGTTGAAGGTTCATTAGGATATAATATTGATGGTGTGAATATTGTAGAGGGTATGAGAATTATCTTTACAAAAGATACAGACAAACTAGTAAAAGACAAAATATTTGAAGTTAAAAAAGTTAAGATAGATAATGATGTTTTGATTACACTTATAGAATCAGAAGATACTGCACCTTTATTAGATGAAAATGTACTTATAAAATCTGGAAGTAATAACAAGGGTATTGTTTACTATTATAATGGAACAGATTGGATTAAAACACAACAAAAAACAAAAACTAACCAACAACCTTTATTCTGTCTATATGATGCTGATGGAAAGTATTATGGTGACTTAGAATTATTTAATAGTAGTACATTCCAAGGAACAAAAATATTCTCATATAAAGAAGGTAGAGGAACAGAAGACCCAGAGTTAGGATTTCCTCTTACATACCGTAACATAGAAAATAGCGGCGATATTGTATTTGATTTTAATCTACTAACAGACACCTTTAGTTACGAGGACGGTGAATCGGTTGTAACACTTAGTACAGATACATCTTTCCTTAAAAAATATTCTGCTTTAGACAAATTTGAATATGCAAATGGTTGGTCAAGTACACCTATGGAAACACGTCAGAAAGTAGTTAGACATTATATTGCTACACTTAATGCTGCAAATAATTTTGCTATTGATGTTTACAATGCTCCTGGTGATTTAAATGATTTAGTTGTAAGTGTATTTGTTAATAATAATATACAAAAAGAAATTACCGATTATACAATTTATAGACAGGATTCTAAAGCAACGGTAATATTTACTAACGACTTAAACGAAAATGACAGTGTTGTAATAAAGACTACTTCTGCTGCTGATAAAAATGACAATGGATTTTATGAAATACCTTTAAATTTAGAAAAAAATCCGTTAAATGAAGAAATTACAAGTTTTACATTTGGCGAAGTTGCTGATCAAGTTTTATCAATGGTAGAAGATTTGCAAGAATTTGACGGTGTGTTTCCAGGTAACAGTAATCTGCGAGATTTAGGAGATATTGATAAATTTGGAAAAAGATTTATTAAACATACAGGTCCTTTAAATTTACCGCTATATCACTTAACTAGTAAGAAATTTAATATTGTTAATGCTATAGAATATAATGCAAAAGAATATGAGAAGTTTAAAAGAGAGGTTATTAATACTGCAACTAATTTAGGCTTTGACGGCGAAACAAAACTTCATTTAGATAAAGTTTTACAAGAAATTAATAAAGATAAAACTGAAACACAGCCTTTCTATTTCTCAGACATGTTAGGATATAATACAACAAATAAAATTGTACATACTATATTTGATAAAGATGATAAGTTTTACGGATTATCTAAGAAATTTAATTTATCGAATCTATCAGAAAAATCAGTTAATGTTTATCTTAACGGAAAACAATTAATTTATAATCTCGATTATAATTTTACAGATGAAGGATTTATTAATCTAGATTCTGTTCAGCAAACAGGTGATATATTAGAAATATATGAATACGACAATACTGATGGAGCATTTGTTCCGCCAACACCTACAAAATTAGGAATGTATCCTCGTTATCATCCAGAAATTACAATTGATGATACATTTGTTAATGATGATGAAATTAATACAACTTTAGCCTATACATGTTATGGACAATTAGAAAATAATCATACTACACAAGGATGGTTTTATCCGTTATATATTGATAGAAGTACAGCAAGAGATGCTGATGCCAATGGCGAAGTAGAAACAATAAAGTTAAACGGTCTACCAGTATACTTTTATGCACCAAAGTCTTTAGTTAAAAAGGGCGTAGCACCAAATACCGATTATGAAGAATATCCTGTAATTGCATTAATAAGAGGTCACGACGGTAGTTTTATTAGAGCATATAAAGACTTTAGAGATAACTTGTTATTAGATTTTGAAAAACGTATCTATAATAATATTAAGATCGATTATACTAAAACCTTAGTTAATATACACAATTTTATATCAGGATCATATAGAAACAGTTATATTAATTCAGATAAAGTTAACGACATACTGATAAAAGATTTTATTCAATGGATGCAAGGATCTAATATATCCGATTATACTAAAAATGACTTTTATAATGTAGATAATACGTTTACATACAATTATAGCACATCTGTAAATCAAAATGGAAAGTCGGTAGAGGGATTTTGGAGAGGCGTTTACATAAATGCATATGACACTGACCGTCCACATACACATCCGTGGGAAATGTTAGGATTTAGTATTAAGCCAGAATGGTGGGAAACACAATATGGTGCATCACCTTATACATCTGATAACATAGTATTGTGGAAAGATTTAGAAACAGGCACTATAAAAGATCCTAATGGTACTAAAATAAATCCTTTATATGCTAGACCCGGACTACTTAATTTTGTACCAGTAGATTCTCAAGGTAAATTAAAGTCACCGGCTGAATCAGGTCATATTGAAAATATTGTGTTTAGAGATTTAGGCAAACCTTTCAAATTTGGTGATCATTCTCCAGTAGAAACTGCATGGCGTAGAAGTAGTTCTTATTGTTTTGCATTAGTAAAAGCAATGCTACTTAATAAACCTGCACATTTTATGTCTATGGCTTTTGATACATCAAGAACAGTAAAAAATAATGCAAATCAAAACGTATATCTAAGTACTCAAAAACAAGTTAATTTAGCATCGTTATCATTACCAAATACAGTAAATCAAAATTCACGTGTGTTTACTAGTGGACTTGTAAATTTTGTGCATAATTTAATCGGATCAAATGTATATGCATTGTATGATGATTATCAGTATGATTTAAAAAATATAAACAATCAGTTAGGATTTAAATTAGCAGGATTTACAGACAAAGACAAACTAAGCATTATATTAGATAGTAAATCACCTACAAATGATCAACCGTCGGGTATTTTTATTCCCCAAGAAAATTATGATGTATTTTTAAATACTAGTTCACCTATAGATGTAATTGTGTATAGTGGTGTAATAATAGAAAAAGCAACAGATGGATATATTGTTAAAGGATACAACTTTAATAATCCTAATTTTAAATATTTTAAACCATTAACTAGACAGGGCGATAGAGAGTTTACATTTGGTGGTGATCCAGAGCCAAGTACAGATTGGACTGAAAATAAAAAATATATAAAAGGACAAGTAGTCAAGTATAAAAACGAATATTATAGAGTGTCGTCTAATTATACTAGTGATAGCGTCTTTGATACTAATGTTCATTTTAAACTAGACAATCTACCGGTAAACGGAGGAAAGTCTGTAGTTATTAAATCCACGTTTGAAACAAAGATTTCTAATTTAAACTACGGCACAAAACTTACAAGTACTCAGGAAGTTTGTGATTTCTTGTTAGGATATCAAGAATATTTAAAATCAACAGGGTTTACTTTTGACTATTTTAATGATAAATTTAATACTATAGAAAATTGGAATAATGCACTTCAAGAGTTTGTTATTTGGACGTCTGAAGGCTGGGCTTCTGGTACAATACTTTCGTTAAGCCCGGGAGCATATGCATTAGAATTTAAGAAAGATTTTGCAGTAGTAGATGATATATATGATGAGTTTTACGACTATTCGTTATTATCAGAACAAGGTTTACCGTTAAGGCAAAAATTTAGTAGTATTTTAAGAGACAACAATAGTTTTAGTTTAAAAACAAAAAATACTGACAGCGGAATTTATAATTTAGCACTGCCATTAGTGCAAAAAGAACATGTTGTAATAATTGATAACGAAACAGTGTTTAATGATAAAATTTATCAACCGAGAACTGGATATAGACAAGAACGTTTAAAGGTTCTAGGTTATCGCAGTGACAACTGGTTAGGCGGATTAAATATACCTGGATTTATATACGACGATACTCACGTTACTGAATGGACAAGATGGCAAGACTATAACATCGGAAGTGTTGTAAAATACAAAGAGTACTATTATGTTGCTAATAATGAAGTAGCAGGGTCGTATAATTTTGAATTTACTAATTGGGTAAGGTTAAATGAAAAACCTGAATCAAAACTAATAGCTAACTTTGAATACAAAATTAATCAGTTTGCTGACTTCTATGATCTCGATACTGATAACTTTGATTTAGAACAACAAAAGATGGCACAGCATTTAATTGGCTACCAAAAAAGAGAATACTTGTCAAATATTATACAAGATGATGTAAGTCAATATAAATTTTATCAAGGTTATATCCAAGATAAAGGAACTATGAATGCTCTTGATAAATTGTTTAATTCTATTAGAGGACAAGGTTTAGAGTTTTACGAAGAATGGGCACTACAGGTAGGAAAGTACGGTTCGACAGATAATATTAAACAGATAGAAATACCTATAACACAAAGCAATTTAAGAGAGTCTCCGCAATCGATTGAATTTGTAGAATATCTACCTGAAGAAACATTTGACAAAACTTACAGAGTAAGACCGTTTGATCTTTTAGATAAACCGCAGGATTTTAATGTAAACACATTCCCAACTACTACTAATAAAGAATATATTTTATCTGGTGGTTATGTTCATGAAGATGATATTGATTTTAAAACAGCAGCAATAACTGACCTAAAAGATGTTGACATTAATCAAATGAACATCGAACAATACATATGGGTTACATTCGAAAATCCAAATAACTGGAATGTATATCAAATTATAGATCTTGAAGTTAACTCCGCTAGTCTTTCTGTATTTGCAACTCCTGATGAATCTAATCAATATTATGCAACTATAACTCTTACAGAGAATCAAGGATTTAATTTAGAATCAGGAGACTACGTTGCTATTGTAGGTGCACAACTTTATAATGTATTTTCTTTTTATGAAGTAATAAGTTACATAGATAATCAAATTTTTATCAGAGTATCTGAAGACAACAACATAATTGACTTTGATTCAGAAAACTTTGACATTTATACAATTAAAAAAGTAAGAGCTAGTAACTTTGAAGAATTTAATACTATTGCTAGAGAGTCTAAGTTTGAAAGTCAGCGAGTATGGATAGATAACTATGCAGGAGAAAATCGCTGGGCAGTATTAGAAAATACACCATCTTATAAGGTGTTAGGGTCAATTGTTAATCCTGAAGATCCTGAAGACAGCACTAACTTAGAAGTTTTTACAGACTATGCAAGTGACTTTGCTATAAGTAGCAATAATAAAGATTTATTTTTGTCATCGCCTGAAAGCGGTAATGGTAAAGTATTTTACTATACACGAAATAGAGAAGATACTGCACATGAATTTGTACAAACTTTTACAAGTTTAGAATTGCCTTTTAGTACAGAAAATGCCAAATACGGTAAGTCTGTATCTGTTAGTGATGATGGAGAATTTTTAGCAATAGGTATTCCTGGGGCTAGTCAAATTAAAACAAAATATAAAGGCGACTATGTATCTAATGTATTGTATTCTAAAAGAGATATTGTAAAATATAAAGAGTCGTTATGGCGTGCAAATAGAAATATTGTACAAGAAGGAACAACACAGACTTTTGAAACATATGATAGTTATATTAACATAGAATCTAGAATAGATCAAGATAGTACAAACTTAACGTTACTTTCTCAAGCATATCCTGGACTAGGCTCAACGTCCGGTAATGATCATATTCTTGTAAGAGCTCCTCTTGCTCAGCATATTGCCACCACAACTGGAGACTATATAAGACTAAAATGGAATGAATTATCATACGTTAACGGTTCACTAACTTCAGTATATAAACCATGGAATGATACATTAAGTACATTTGGTATATCTACAGACTTTGTTTCTGGATGGCATCGCATACAAGAAAAAATTACTAGAATTATAATAATTAATGATTATTTAAGAACAGTTGATACTGGTGATATAGTACAATCTAGTACTGGATCTGCAACTGTAGCAAAAGTTAAAGCAACGTCAACTGATCTTATGATTTATTTAAAAGACGAAAAGGGAACTTTTGATACTACTGATTTTTTAAATTTATATGATTTTGCAAACGATCTAACTGCACCGATTGGTACATATACTGAAGTTACGTTAGGTGAAACTTCTGAAGAATTTGGCTTATGGTTAATTGACTCGCCAGTATACACTTCTACTAATACTCCGTTTGAAACTGGAAAAGGATTAGTATATCTTGATGTATTAGAAGCAAGTAATTACAATGCAGGTACTCAGACAAGAATTGACTATGTTAATGTCTTAGATACAGTAAACAGTATAGGAGAAGTTAATCTAGCTAGAGATAGAGTTAATATAATTGATCAATTAACATACAACGATCCTGATAACGGAATAGTTTTATCAGATAAATGGATTGTACGAGTACCTACTAATTTGTCAAACAGTGTAAGTAGTAATCTAGTAGGTATCGGTAGTAGTTCAAATCCGTCATACGAATTTTATATGTATAATTATGAAAATGCTATTGATGTATCTGCAAGCGGAATTACACATGCTATTACTAATAAAACTCAAACTGTATATGATGTATGGGATGGGTACATTGATATTGATTTTTCTGGATACACTAATTTTGAAGGAACAATATACGGTTTAAAGGTTGGTGATGTAATACAAGATGTGCAACGACCACTAGACATAAATGGTCAACCTAGCACAAATCCAACACCAACAGATCATGAAGCTACTATTGTCTATATAAAAAGAAATACAGGTGTTGACTTTCAAAAGGTAAGAGTATATATTAAAATTAATAGTGGATTGTGGGACTTAGAGCCAAATATTGCACAAGTTCAAATACTTAGACTAGCAGGTACAACAACTGACGGCACAGTAAGAGAAGTAAACAGGCTTATAGGTGAAATAAACGATTTTAATGCAGACACTGTTGTACCATCAGGCGATGCCGGAAAGTTTTTAGTATTCGAAGCTGATAATGATTTTGCTTATTCTCAATATAGCGAAATTTTTGATCAAGAATATTATTTTTATACTGTACTTACTCAGACACTTGCTTCAGAAATTACTGCAAGCGCTCCGAGTTCTTTAAACTTAGACTGGTCTCAAATCTATCATATTGAAACAAACGAAGCAGGTAATCCTAGTTTAAATGGTGTAGGAGCCGTGGCTATCTATAGTAAGTCAGGCATCAATAATTATGTTCTTAATCAAGTTTTAGTAAGTGAATTTAACTTTAACGTATTAAATGAAAATTTTGGTAAAAAGGTTAAAATATTAAATTCTAATAATGGTTATAAGTTGTGTGTTTCGAGTAAAGGTTCGGGCACAGAAGAAAATTCAGGAATAATAACTTTCTTTGAACATGGACCTATAGATGTAACGAATTATAGAGGAAAATATAATTCTAATGAAAATTATGTCATAGGTGAAACAGTAAGCAACGAAGGAAGATATTATAGAGCAAGAACAACATTAACTTCTGATAATGACATTGATGATAGCAATAGTTGGGAAGATATTAGTTGGAGGAGAACTACTGATGAAAAATACCGAGGTACTATCGCAATAAATTCAGAATATGGAAAAGGAAGTGTTGTACTGTATAACAATGGATTATATAAAGCAAAAACAAATATAATTACCTCGGCAACTATCGGAGATCTTTCAACTGATGCAAGTTGGACAGCAGTTGATAACAACGTGGAATATATTGGATATATTCCTTGGATAACGTCAAGTCTAATAACTGGCGATGCGCAGTTTGATAACACTGATATAGTATTGTTTAGTGATGACTTTATTGTTAGTGAAAATGCAAATATTTTAATAACAAAAATTTCACAAACAGGAAATTCTATTGCGTTGGTAGTTTATGTGCTTGATAATGGAAGGTATAGATATCAACAAACTATAGATGATACCGATGGCAATGTAGGGTTTGCAACTAGTTTTAAATTAAATCCACAAGGGAATAAATTAGCAGTCTCGAGAACTTTAGATGGAATTGGTTCAGTACACATATATAATTTTGTTAGCGGACAGTTTGATGTAAACAATCCACAAATTATTACACCACCGTCTGTGTTTACAACCAAAAAGTTTGGATATACTTTGTCCTTTGGCGAAGAAAATTTAGCCATTGGTAGTTTAGATGCTAGGGTGTTTATTGACGATAGTACTGATTTTATAGTAAACGGAATATTTACTCCTGAAGTTTACGATCAAGGAGTAGTATATTATTATGAAGAAGTTAACAATAACTTAATTTTTGCAGAAAGAATTACCTACGGAGTAATCGACGATAATGCTGAACAAAATGTAAAGATTAATGGAAATCATTTGTATATTGGTGCATCGGCTCAAGATAATAATCAGTATCAAGGTGAGTTTTTTAATTATAGGAAAACCTACGATGCAAAGACTTGGACAGTAACTAGACAAATATCAGATCCTGTAGATATTAAAAAAATTAAGAGTGCATTTTTGTATAATAAAACCCGTGATGAAATTGTTTCTTACCTAGACTTTATTGATCCAATACAAGGAAAGATTGCAGGACCTGCAGAAAAGAATATTACTTATAAAACACCTTATGATCCTGCATCGTATAATGTCGGTGATGCTGCTGATACAGTATTTTGGTCAGATGACCATGTTGGAAAAATTTGGTGGGATATATCTAAATGTAAATTTACATATCCATATCAAAAGTCTATACAATACCAAAAAGATAATTGGAATGAATTACAGCCTGACGCATCAGTAGATGTTTATGAATGGGTAGAATCTGTTTATTTGCCTAGCACATGGGACGAATTATCAAATTTACCAGAAGGTTCGACACTCGGCATTTCTGGAACAACATTATACGGCGATACACAGTTTAGTAAACGCTTTATATACGACAATGACAGTCAGACATTTAGTGAAATTTACTACTACTGGGTGCGCAATAAAAATAGTGTTCCTAAAACAGATACTAACAGAACAATTTCCGCTTTAGATATTGCAAGATTAATTGCAACACCGAGAGAGCAGGGATATAGATTTATAAGTTTCTTAAGTTCTAATGGTATATCTTTAAATAATTGCGATAGTTTAATTACAAATGATGATATAGTTTTAAATATTAGGTATCACATACAGGATAATCGTAATCAAAATGAACATGATGTTTATCAAATTCTTTCAGATGGTTTAAAAAATAGTGCACCGCATCCAATTATCGAAACAAAATGGTTTGATAGTCTAAT